TCAAATAACCAACTTAACCCATTCCTGACCTCGAGTATCGTTATAGCGATCGGTGGTTGCCTGGACTTTATGCCCTAGTAATGTTTTTGTATCGATACCCTGTGCACGGTACAGCCGTTCTGATAGAGAGCGTTGTTCATGAAATGTTGGCGGAGTTTTTCCTGCTGGTGGAATTATCCCAGCCAGATCCCGTGCTTTGGCAAAGTAGTCGCTCAGGTTGTCTTTACTCATCGGCTTCGGTTGTTTCTGGTGCCGACTATGGATTAGATATGGACTTAATATTCTGTCTCGGCACCCATCAATAACTTCTTTTAACGTTATCCCAATGGCATCACAGCGTAGTGTAAGCGGTAACGCCAGACGCATTCCGGTTTTTCCCTGGGTGATATGCAAGTGTTCGTTCCACACATCTGAAAAACGCATGTGGCAAATGTCATCACGGCGCTGACCAGTAACAATCGCAAGAAGCATTGCGTTACGGATAAAGTGTTTTTCAGGCGTTGCATTGTAAATTTTTTGCCAGTCTTCCATGGTGAGCCTGGCTCTGGTTACTTTAGGGATCGGTTTACGGGTAGCCTCCGGAGGATTCCATCCAGGAGGAACTTCCCCTGCATGCTGTGCTTCTTTATAAATATCAACCCATAATCCACGATTTACTCTCGCTGTGCTGACCATGTCTTTATCCAGCCACTCATCCAGTATTAATGCAAAGTCTCTTACTTCCAGTTCTTTCAATGGGTGGTTTCCCAGACGGGAAACCAAGTATGCAGCCATTCGAGTTTTTTCTTTGTGAGTTGTAGCTGCAATATCTCCATTTTTCAGTCGCGTGTCCTGTATTTTCAGATATCGATCAACCCATGCCTTTAATCTGATACCCCGACGTTTTGTTGCTGACGGACTTTCATCAATTTTGCGCATGAAATATTCAGCTTCTGCTGCAGCTATTCGCTGATTGGCTGTGGAAGCGATTTTTTCTGCCTTACCTTTGTCTGTTCCGAGTCCGTGAAATTTTCCAGTCACAGGATTTTTATACTGGTAGTAAACTCTGCCAGTTCTGCGATCAAACTTTTCGTAAAGACCGGCTACGTCAGTGCTGTTTTTTCGTGGCCTCGGTGACATGAGTTAAAATCTCCTTCAGTGCATCATCATCGCCAGTATGAATTTCCGGCGCAATTCCCGTTTCACCAGGCCCAACAAATACTGCTCGGCGATCTATCAGCCAACGCCCACGAATTTTTTGTGGCCTTGGAACGATGTATCCTAGTTTTCCGTATTTCACCAGGGTAGTGTTTGTTATTGGGAGACTGAACCGTTTTGGTTTCCACTCGTCGAGCGTTATCAGGTACTGTTCGCTCATGGCTATCACTCCGGAACGCGCCAGTTGCAGAATATCAACGACAACTGGCGACGGTTGAACATTAAAAATCAGCCTGACTCGGGATCAGTTTTTGCCAGATAACTGAAACGTATTTTGCCTGGTAACGGGCGTCATCAAGTGCATTATGGCGCTCACCTTCGAATGGAATAGCCGTTCTGGCATCGAAGTCTATGGCTTTCCCCAGCTCAACGATTGTGCGTACATCGCGATCGTTGTAGTAACGCCACGGGCAGGGGATCCCCTGCCGTTCGTATGAACGGCGCAAAATCGTGTTGTCGAAGTTGGCTCCATTTCCCCAGACCTGAACAAAAAATTCATCGGAGTTTTCGTCGATAAATTCCCGCAATTGTAACAGTGCATCATCTAACGGGATTTCATCGGTCATAATGGCAGATTGCGCCTCGCGTGATTGCTTAAGCCACCATTTAATGGTGTCACGATCAATGACTCCGCCAGCAGTTTCCAGATCGATAGTCTTACTAAATTCCGGTCCCATATCTCCGGTTTGCGGATCGAAAAATATTGCACCTATTGAGATAATCGGGGCATCAGGATTTTTTCCCATGGTTTCAAGGTCGATCATTAGATGGTCACACGTCCTGCTGGTGGATGTGATAACGCGATGACCGTTCACCGTAATTAAGGGATCTGCCGTCTCGCCAGTTTCACTATCGCTGGCGTGATCCTGAGCGCTGCCAGCATTCTCCTTGTGTGGGTGTTCAGCGCCTTCCATTTTCTCCGAATCGTCTTCCTGAACTTCAACCTGGTTCTTGTCATCGAATGTTTCCTGGTATGTTGCGTCGCCCATCACCGCACCACAATCAGGGCAGTTGCCACCACCGCTCTGACCGCAGGCGGTGCAGATTTTTTCCGGTTCCTGTTGCACTACTGGTTCAGGTTGTTTCGTTTCTGGCTCGTTTTGTTGCGTATTTGGGCTGTTTTGTTCCGCTTTCTGGTCGTTCTGTTCCGTTTCTTGCTGGTTCTGGTTCACAGTATCGCGGGTCTGGATCCCCTTAACCCATTTCGGATCATTCGGGTCGCTAATCCCTTCAATAAATTCACCACGTGATGCAGCAAGCAACTTATCGGCGTCAGGCTGGCTGATATTGGCTGCCTGCATAATTTTGTTTACTTCGTCAGCGGTAACTTTTACCGGTTCTGGCTGTGCGGTCGTGTCAGATGCACCAGTATTTTGTTGTGAACCTGAGTATGTACTGTTTTTGCGGGCGAAATATTCTTCTTTCGTGATTTCAGTAGCCCCGGCAGCCAGCGCCTTATCCAGACCAGAAAGTTTGTTTGCGCGACCGTATTTTTCGCCATCCTTGTCGGTGAAGAGGAAGTAGAACGGCCCCTCACGCTCTACAGATGGTTCGACTTCCACTTTGCATTCGGTTTTTTCGTTGTCCGGAATTGCCGTTTCCACTGCATCAGTTTCTGGTACTGGCGACGAGAGAGTATCAGTTGCGCTCTGATTTGTTCCTTCATCTTCAAACACGCCCTTTGTAGTCAGGTATTCAGTAATGTATTTGTTCAGTGCCACAGGATCTTTGTGAATGTCGATCGGACGTCCACGGACAAGGCCAAAAATAGTCTGGCGGTCGTAGCGAAGGGCATCAGGCTGTTTGCGCATCGATGCCGAGATACGCTTCCAGTCTTCGCGGTCGTTGTCGATAACTTCATTTTTTGCCCAGCGATGGATGCTGCCGTCAATGTTTCCGGCATCCACATCACCAGGCCAGAGAGCGTAGGCCAGTTCGTCATCCAGTGTTTTCCATGTCTGCTTGTATTCGCGATGAATGACTGCAGTGACAGGGGAGATATTTTCTGCTGAGTTTTCAGTGTGCTGTCGGTTGACTCTGGCGCGGGCGAGATCAACAGCAGACGTGTATTTTCCGGTTTCCTTGCGTTCACCTTCGCGACGTTTTTTCCAGATGCGCATCTCTGCCTGAATTTCGGGCCATTTAGCTCCAGGCTTACATTTATGCTTAACCCACCCGATGGCATGCAACTTAAGTTCTGGATACATGGCGTTAACTTCTGGCATTTTCATCAACGCTTCAACGATATGTCCGTCGAATGTTGCCATGTCTTCCTGCAACAATTCCTGCGCGCTAATCACCATATCAACGGTGATGTTTTCACATGTGTCGAACTTAACCATGACAGCGTTCTGTACTTCAGGGGCCAGCTTGTCAAAAGTGACGTTCATCGGATCTGATTCAGTCTCAACCGGGACAAAGGAAGCAGACTCCTCATCCCAGCGGTTTTCCTGCATATATTCAGCATCCCAGGAATCGAGGGCAGGGCGGGGTATACCGGGTTTATCCTCGCAAACAAGAAATTTATAAGCGCAGTCCTGAGCAGCCGGATAATGCTCCAGGAATTGCCAGTGAAATTTTGCGCGGGCGCGACGTTCATCACCGGCTTCAATGGCAGTGGCTACAGCGACTGCACCTTCTTCCTTTATTGCCTGTTCGTCCGGAATGGCGGCGCAAATAAAGACTTTACTCATTTTGTTTTACCTCATTACAGATTTAAGGGTGAACAAATCCCTGCCATTGCTGGCATATAAGAATGAAAGCGGATGTTTATTACGGAACTGTTTTAAAGACCTGCCGGGATTTCGTTATTATCCTGGTGAATAACTTTATCGACCGGGTAACAGTTACCGGGAATTTTCTGTTCGGTTGCTGCAGTCATACATTCCTGCATTGTCCTGTGAACACTGACTGCAATATCAACTGGCTCTCCGGAAACAAGATAAACTGTCAGAACAAGCGCAAATGCTGAATTCATTGTGCACATCCTTTTGGCATCAGACGTAAACGAGCCAGCATTGAAACAATGCATATTTTATTTAATAGCTCCCCTTCTTGTTTTCTCTTGTTAATGGCATCTTCAGTAAATACTGAGTTACTGATAGTGACACCAATTTCAAAACAACCTTCAGACGTATTAACGTTTGGTAATAACGTTTCCATTATCGCGTCCTCAACAATGAATTTTGTGATGCGGTGCCTGGTGCCTCCAGGTGACGTTAACCAGTTAACAATTAACGCCGGATACAGAGAACCCACCCATAACACTGTTTTTGGTTTTAACTGTTCCGCGTGCGCTTAGCCGCATTCACCGCATCACAAAATTCACTTTAAAAAGGGCGGCAGAGCAGTCACGGAGTAAAACTGATACCGCTAAACGCCACCAGAAAATTGATAACAGAGGGCGTTGCAGCGGGGTTGTCACTTAAGCGTATGGTCAACCTGACAACCCGGTGTCCTCAACGGGGAAGGAATAACCCCGCCATACTTACCGCCGCGCCATTTCGCGGATTGCCACAACCGGAAGCGCACGGTCGAATTAAATTTAACGACACCGTACAGACAGAATAACTTCGCCGTGCGCTTTCGCGTTATGTCCTGATTTTTCAGGGATATATCCTTCCAGTAAACTGCCAGTGCCGGATGCTCACCCGTGTCCGGCGCACGCACTCCACCTGACCCGTGGAGAACTCCTTAATTACCAACCCTCAGGAGGGGGAAATGACTAGTAAAAATGTAAATATCCAGTTTAACCACGATGTTTCTCCTGCTGGACTTGCGGATGAGCTCACTGCTATAAAAACGGCAATTATGCTACTTGCTGCTAAGTTGCCTGCGTCATCAAAGCCAGCGGAAATTTGTGACTCATTGCGTAAGATGAATTCAACAAAATGCAATGAGATGGCATCACTTATTGAAAGTGCAATTGATTTTAATGATTAATCGAAATTTCATGGCTAACTGTAACACTCCCATCTGTGGCGGGATGGTTTAAATCGCTGGGATTAATGCCGCACTCAGTAAAATGGTTCTTAAGGGGTTCTATCCGAATCCCTTTCTTTTTCATTAACAAGCCAAACCCCTTATCAATGATATCCATTAATTCCAGGAGGTATTTTTCATGTAAATCCTGGTTATCAGAGAGCTGCTTCTCTTCGTACAGACCGATAAAGGCACGACGCACGTTACCGGATATAGTATCGATGGTTTCTTTTTCTACGGTACTCAGGTCAAGAGTCGCCAGTTGGGAACGAACTATATTCGCTGCCATTTCCTGGAATTGCATTGGTAAATCTTTAAATTCCATTATTAGCCTCGTTGGTTAGCTATTAACGTGGGTATGTAATCATTCTGGCAATGCTTAATGCCGCTGCTTTTTCCAAATTGGTGATATCCTGCTCCAGAGCGGACAGATTTTCAGCCTGCTTAGCCTTGGCTTCATTGGCCCATTTCAGGTCCTGCGCGGCCTTAATTTTCTGGCGCATCCACTCATAAAGCTCATCATCGGTATAGTCTGGCGCGATGATGACGGGTTCTCGTTTCTGCATACTGATTCCTCGCGGTGCTGTTTCGCTTATCAGCCGTTAGATTTTGCCGAGCTGGAAAGCGCCCGTTTAAATTCGCTGAAGCTGAGAGCTTCTTCGCCTTCGGCAAGGCCTTCGAAGTATTCTTCGTAAGCCTTTTCCATGATTGTGTCGAAATCCATATCACTCACCTGAGTTTCTTTCCAGCCAGCGACGGGCACCATTTTCGGTTTTAAACGTTTTGCTTTTGGTATACGTCATCGCGGTGAACGTACCGTCCTGGTTGGGGAACACGCCACATACCAGAGATTCGCTGTTGCCAAGATCGATAGTATCCATGCTGACCTCATTTCCCCTTAACGCCGGGGTAGCGGAACAAAAACCTGCTGCATAGTTATTAAAGTTGAACCCTGCCGTCATGTTCTTACGCCTCGGGCTGGCTACTTAACCCCTGACCACTGCCTGGTAACTCGAAGTATTGCCCTGCATTCTGTGGGGTGGGGTGAGGGAATGAATTGAGTTTAGAAAAATGAACTTTTCAGGTCAATGTTTTTTTATCAAAACATTTTAGGCAGGCAGCTGTTAAGCCATCACCACGATGGCATACAGTTAATCAAATAGATGAGGTTGGTTAAATATCTTGTTGAATTTTAAAGCATACGCCCAATATGCAAGATAGATCATCCAGCATAATTGAAGGGTAGCGAGGATTCGTGGGGACTAAAAGAATATCCGGCCCTTCTATCTCCAGTTTACGAATGACAGGTGTTGTGGTCCCTTTGGGTAAGGCAAGGACAATATTTCCTGGTTGTACGGTTCGATCGGGATCAACAAAAACTGTTGAACCATTTGGGATGGAAACTCCCCCACCAGATGTTGACATACTGTCACTCTCTAGAACAACTGCAAAGGTATTGGCCGGGATTTCTCCGACAAGCTGCACACAAGAGGTTATTGAGGAATTTTTCATATAATCACTCCAGCTTGCTGCCTGCTGAAGTGATAGTAGCGGAACCGTTTTTATCGGCGGTAAAGATAGATCAAGCGAATCACCTGTATTTAACTCTCCTCCATTAAGAAGCCAATTTTCGTTTACTTTCAATATCTTTGCCAGTGAACTTATGTAACGCGAGGACGGCGCTCCTCCACCGTTCATCCATTGACTTACGGAGCCTTTTGATGCGCCAGTGGCATTGACAAGGTCTTTGCCTTTCAGGTTTAGCGCATGCATACGTTGGGTTATGCGTTCAGATATTGTTTGCTTGCTCATGTTTTGATTTTAAAACACAGATGGTTTTGTTTCTTGACTTTCTTTGGTTTTGATTATTAAACTTTTGGCGTTCAGTTTTATGGAGCGACTCATGAAAAAATCAGAAGTATTAGGCTATTTTGGCGGAGTTGTTAAAACAGCCGCAGCTCTAGGAACGTCAAAAACCACAGTCAGCATGTGGGGGGAAGAGGTTCCGTGGAAATGGGCGTTGCTAATTCAGGCAGTCACTGCCGGGGCGCTCAAATATGAGTTACACATACCGACGGTTGTCATTCCCGGTTCTGATCATAATCCGCCTTCTAACCAAGGGGGGATTCATGAAAATCAAGCATGAACACATCCGCATGGCGATGAATGCCTGGGCGCGTCCTGATGGCGAAAAAGTTCCAGCAGCTGGAATAACCCAGGCTTATTTTGAGTTGGGTATGACGTTTCCTGAACTGTATGACGACAGCCATCCGGAAGCCCTGGCTCGCAATACCCAGAAAATTTTCCGCTGGGTAGAGAAAGACACCCCTGATGCAGTTGAAAAAATTCAGGCGTTGTTACCAGCGATCGAAAAAGCAATGCCACCTCTGCTGGTGGCCCGAATGCGCAGCCACAGTTCAGCCTATTTTCGGGAGCTGGTGGAGACGCGGGAACGACTGGTGAGAGACGCTGATGATTTTGTCGCAGTGGCGATCGCTGGTTTCAACCAGATGAATCGTGGTGGCCCTGCAGGAAATATTGTGGCTGTGCATTGACTCGCAATATTCATACCGGATCACTTCCGGCAATTTGTGAGTAAAAAGATTCGGTATCAAAAGAGGTGAGTATGGCTAACGCCTGGCTCAGATTATGGCATGACATGCCAAATGACCCTAAGTGGCGAACAATTGCCAGGGTGTCAGGGCAGCCAATTGCAACAGTGATGGCAGTGTATATCCACCTCCTGGTGAGCGCGTCACGAAATGTCACGCGAGGTCACATTGATGTCACGACAGAAGATTTGGCAAGTGCGCTCGACGTGACAGAAGAGGTAATTGATTCAATTTTGCAGACGATGCAGGGGCGGGTACTTGATGGTGATTTAATCACTGGATGGGAAAAACGCCAGGTGCTGAAAGAGGACAACGGCAATATTTCGCAAACCGCAAAATCTCCGGCAGAGCGCAAGAGGGCGCAGCGAGAGAGGGAAAGAAAGCGGGAACAAAATGGCGATTGTCACGGCGAGTCACGAAATGTCACGCACATGTCACGACGAGTCACGACAGATAAAGATACAGATAAAGATACAGATCAAGAAGATCAAAACACTATGGTCCATGGCGTAAAAAACGCCACGAACCAGGCAGGGGATGTTCAGACCGTCACTCCTGGCCAGCCCGCAGGCACGACACCGGAAGCCGATTCAGCGTATGCGCTGAAAGCCGATTCGGGCGCTGTGCAGCAGGTGATGACCGCAAGGCAGGAGCAATCACACCAACTTCAGCAGCCTGAAGCCGATTCCGCCATTCAGCGGGAAGCCGATCGGGTAGTCCCGGAAAACACCGGGCAGCCTGTGGGACGAGTGGATTATCCTGATGTGTTCGAACAGGTCTGGCGGGAATACCCGTTGCGTGCCGGGGCAAACCCGAAGAAATCCGCTTTCAGTGCCTGGAAGGCCAGATTACGCGAGGGGGTGCCACCAGAGGCCATGCTGGATGGCGTGAGGCGTTACGCAAGATACTTGGCGGCTACCGGGAAAACGGGAACGGAATTTGTTCAGCGAGCGACGACGTTTTTTGGACCGGACCGGAATTTTGAGAACCCCTGGTTGCTCCCGGTAAGCGGCACGAACAACCAGCGTTGTGTGAATCATATTTCTGAACCGGATAACGAAATTCCGCCGGGCTTCAGGGGGTAAGTGTTAATTTCTGGTCATGAGGTAATTTTCAGGAGGGCTTGTGGCAAAAGTTTTTACACAAGAAGAGCGGGAAAAAATTAAAGGGCAGGTTGTTGAACTCGTACGCCAGAGTGGGCGCGAGACGTTACGACAACTGGAAACTAAAACTGGGGCAACAAGATATCTGATGAGCGTTCTGGCCAGAGAGCTGGTTGCCAGTGGCGATGTATACAACTCTGGTTACGGGTTATTCCCGTCTGAACAGGCGCGTAAGGACTGGCAAAATGCCCGTAAAAAGCTCTCAAGGGCAAAGCTGAAGAAACCATCTGCGGTTGATCCGGACCTTATCTGGTCATTACCTGACGGAGAAATACGTCGCTACGACAGGCGTCAGAACATAATCTGTCGCGAGTGCCGGAAGAGTGAAGCTATGCAGCGTGTACTGGCATTTTACCAGAATGGTTTTCGAGAGACATTCGGTGAACAGGTTGTGCATGAGGGAAATCATGGCGCTTAGGCAATTGTGTAGACGCGTTGACGGTCGAAAGCATAGGAGGGTTGATTGATCGTTCTAGTTATGCTGTCAGAGCGAAAGCGCAGGAACTGGGTATCAATAGGATGTTAAGAGGGGGGGGGGGTATAACCAATCAAAAAAACATCCGCAAAGCGATATTGAGCTAGTGCGGAAGCTTCATCAGTGTGGAGTTCCCCGCCGTGATATCGCTGTAAAACGCGAAATGTCCTTGGGCATGATTAATCAGTACGTTTATTTCGACAGGAGAGCGCATGAAGTTTGACATCTAGACAACTGGGGGAGCGCTGAAAACGTTCTTAATTGATGTTGGATTCGCTTTACATACTGAACTGTTTGGCTGAAAGACACGGTAGTATCACCAATCAAGGTGCTTTTGATAAACGCTTGTGTGTTTGTTTTTTAATCCATTGTTGACAACTAGGTTAGTTTTCCATATCATCAATAAAAGTGTAAAACTAATGGTGGCGATATGACTAGTGAATCAAATGTTAATGCTCTGATAGAGCGTCAATTCGAAGTTGCTGACGGTAATGTAAGAAGTCTTAATTTGCCGAAATATGATAAATATACAGTATGTAATTTACGGGGAGGCATTGGTAAGACATCTTTAACTTTTAATCTGTCATATTTGGCGGATAACGCATTAATCGTGGATACGTGCCCGCAAGGAAATTTATCATATTTTTTTGACAATAATTATGCATCTTCGTCTAGCACAACTGCAAATGACCTCTTAATGCCTTATTTTGTTCCAGGGCTTGGATTTGCAACGCGTGCTGCAAAGCTAGTATCATCAACTAATGCTTGGTTTGCGGGCAAGAATAACTATTTTATTCAATCTGATAGTCAACTTTATCTTCTACCTACGCAAATGGCGAATGCTCTGGCTCAAGCCAGAACAATTTCTGGGGCTACTCAGCAGGTTGTTATTGATACAATTCTTTTTTCTCTGAAGAAAGAAATAGCCAGAGAAATGGTTGAAACTGGTACTACAAAAGCGTTAATTGATACATCACCTTTTTTCTCTGGAGCGACGCATTTATCTTGGCATGCAACAGATGCTTTAATAGTTCCAGTGAGGACAGATCAGCAATCGATTAATTCATTAAGATTACTTATTGATACTCTGACTAAACCAACATCAGAATTTAGAAAGATAATGCCGTCTGATGGCCATACACCAAAAATTCAGATGGTGGTTATTACCCATTGCGGATGGTCAACAGTGGCAGGAGCAAGGAATAAACCAAATCAACAGACAAAAATGTACATCGAAGCTGTAAGAGAGGTAATTCGACAAAATATTAGTAATTTTACAACAGATGATCCTAATAATCACATTGTGATTCTTGATGATTTTCTGGGTAGTGGCAGAATGTCAAGTGCTAAGTCTAAACCATTAGAGTTGTTAAATCCAGGAGATGCAATGACTGTGAATAGAGTTAGGACATCCGTGAATTTATCTGTTAACAAAATAAAAAATGAATTAAAGTTCATTCACAACTCCATATGGTAAATGACATTTTATTTGAATAATCTGGATTGATAATCATTGTTACATTAATTGTTATTAATTCTAAATAATCCTATCGTTCTTCAGGATGAGATAATTTATATTTATTTGTGTTGTGATTTTTTGAATTTATTTAGGTTTATGAACTGTTTTAGATGAAATGAATCATGAATACGAAATTGTTGCGGTACTGATAACGAGGAAAGACCTCTGCGAGGTACGAATCCGAACCGGCCAGACGGAGGTCGCTGTCTTCACAGCTTACGAACCTGAGGAGTAAGAGACCAGGCGAGGGAGAAATCCCTCGCCACCTCTGATGTGTCAGGCATCCTCAACGCACCCGCACTTAACCCGCTTCGGCGGGGTTTTTATTGGTTGACAAAATTATGAATATGCACCAATATCTTGGTTGACAAAAGTCGTTTTTTGCACGGATTAGGCGGAGAAGTGTCTATGCAGAACCATCCATTCCCTTGGGAGTTCTTTCCTGAGTTAACAGAGGAGCGTTTAACCATTATAGCTGAGGAGTTGCTCAGGATACAGGATATTACTCATGAGTTATTGTCATCGCCCTATGATGATAATTACACTCGTGGTGGTTGTACATTTGGGCGTCAGCGGCAGGCGTTGCTACAAATGTGCGTACGAAAGACATATGACTGGTTAAGACTACTTAATCCTGGCATGGATCTTACGTTTTCAATTGGGAATGTCCCTATTCGTTTCTTTACTGATGACGCAGATAACCCCAAGAAACGCGGTTTTTTCAAAAGAAATGATGCTGATCGACTCTTCGAGTCAGAGGAGACTACTCCAACTATGCATCGCTTTGTGGTTGAAAAGCCTGAATTTGAAGGCGAGGGTGGTAGAGTCATTTTTAATGGCTATAACGTGTTTGGTGAGATCGTGTCAACTTGGACATATGGTGCGGACCGTGTTGTTATGCTGAACTCTGTCGATGATGTACCTCCAGCACCGGTACCTATCGAACTAGAACCTATCAGTGCGTCTAAGACTGAGAAGGAAAAGAAACAAAATAGCAAATAGTGGGTGAAATGTGTTTAACGGTACTAATTTAAGACTTGCTCGTCTGTATCACGAGCTATCTCTGGAGCAGGTTGCTGAGAAGGTTGAAAAAACACGCCAGTATGTACAGCGACTGGAGTCTGGTTCAGCTACTCCATCCCCAGAGCTTATAAATAAATTAGCCGAGGTTTTGCGCGTGAAGCCCGCCTTTTTCGAAGGGCAGGAACATTCTCCTGTTAATGAAGAGATTGTACATTTTCGTAAACGCGCCTCGACAAGGATGTCAACGAAGCTATCAACACTCGCTAAGGCTGAGTTTTATCGTCGTTTTATTGATGTATTTGAAGATAACCTTAATTTGTCACCTGTTCGATTTCCTGAATTTCGTGTCCATACACAAGAAGATATCGAGCGAGCGGCAGAAAAATGTCGTATTGAGTGGGGCTTAGGCTTTGGCCCAATTGAAAATATGACTCGCCTTGCCGAGAAACTTGGGGCGTTTGTTACTTCATTTGACTCCGTTTCGGATGAAGTAGATGCACTGTCTGTTCCTCTACGAAGGCCTTTTATTGTTCGAAATACAGCTAAAAATTCACCTTGTAGGCAACGCTTTGATATTGCTCATGAGGTTGCCCATTTGATTCTTCATGAAGGAATTTCTACTGGGGATAGATTAACTGAATCCCAGGCAAACCGTTTTGCCTCTGCTCTGTTGCTTCCCAGAACGTCGATGGCGAAATATTTTCCAAGACCTGTGGGGGGGAGGATAAATTGGCAGGGACTAAGCCAATTTAAGTTGACATGGAAAGTAAGTAAGGCTGCCATTGTTTACAGGGCTCATCAATTAGGACTTTTGACTGATGAGCAGTACAGAACTGCATTTATGGGGTTGAAACGGAAAGGGGAAGCTATTGATGAAAAAGAAGATTATCTAATCCCTCATGAGCGTCCTGAGTTATTCCGTCGGGCTTTATCGTTTTTATTTGAAGAGTTAGGATACGACCCACAGCGTATAGCTGATGAAATGGATATAGAAGTGGACATTTTTTATGAGTTAGTAGGAGATGATCTTCCTGCGGTTCATGAACTGCCAGGAAGTGGTGATGTTGTTTCACTACAATCTTACCGAACTCTTAGAGGCAAAATTCACTAGGCATAACCCGCTTCGGCGGGTTTTTTGTTTTACGTATTCTGGTTTACAATCTACAGGCCAGCCTGAACAACTGGCACCTGCTGCGCCAGCAGAGAAAACCGATGGCGCACAATACCAAACATCACAATTCTGATACCGACCTTGCCAGCTGGCACGGGCGGCGTTCTCATACATTCAAATATGACTGGTACCAGCATGCCCCATGCACTGAAGAACAGGCCGAATGGCTGATTCAGAACTACCGCAGGCGTGGGTACGACTTTCAGAAAGACCTCGGCCCTGACTTCCGACACTGGATAATTTCTGTCAGGCTCCCTTATTCCGAACGCCCACCGCGTCCGTCCCGCACATTCCAGCAACGCATCTGGAGGTAACGTGCGGGTATTACTTCGACCTGTTCTGGTGCCGGAACTTGGGGTGGTTATCGTTAAGCCAGGTCGTGAATCCATGCAGGTATTCCATAACGGCAGAGTGCTGGTTGAACCGGAGCCAAAAAGCATGCGCGGTCTGCCGTCCGGGGTCGTTCCTGCCGTTCGCCAGCCGCTGGCGGAGGATAAATCATTACTGCCATTTTTCAGCGATGAGCGGGTGATTCGTGCTGCTGGTGGTGCTGGTGCATTGTCTGACTGGCTGTTGCGCCATATTAAATCCTGCCAGTGGCCACACGGCGATTATCATCACAGCGAAACCGTCATTCACCGTTATGGTACCGGCGCAATGGTGTTGTGCTGGCACTGCGACAACCAGCTGCGTGACCAGACATCCGAATCACTCGAGCAACTTGCTCATCAAAACCTGTCAGCATGGATGATTGACGTCATCGGTCACGCAATAAGCGGTACGCAGGAGCGTGAATTATCTCTGGCTGAATTATCCTGGTGGGCGGTCCGCAATCAGGTGGCGGACGCGCTACCGGAAGCGGTATTACGTCGTTCGCTGGGGTTGCGTGTGGAAAAAATCCGCTCCATGTACCGTGAAAGCGACATCGTACCGGGAGAGCAGACCGCCACCAGCATACTGAAACAGCGCACAAAAAATCTTGCGCCGCTGCCTCACGCCCACCAGCAACAGAACCCACCACAGGAAAAGACGGTGGTCAGCATTGCCGTTGATCCTGAGTCTCCGGAATCTTTCATGAAACGACCTAAACGTCGCCGCTGGGTTAACGAGAAATACACTCGCTGGGTGAAGACACAGCCGTGTGCGTGTTGTGGTAAGCCAGCCGACGATCCCCATCACCTGATTGGTCATGGTCAGGGCGGAATGGGGACAAAATCTCACGATATTTTCACGCTACCGCTGTGTCGGGAGCATCACAACGAGCTTCATGCGGATCCGCTGGCGTTCGAAGAAAAGCATGGTTCTCAGGTTGATTTAATTTTTCGTTTTCTTGATCACGCCTTTGCAACTGGCGTGCTTGGGTAAAAGAGGTGACTGATGCTCATAGATTTGGTTTTACCTTCCCCGCCGACGGTGAACACTTACTGGCGACGCCGTGGCAGCACATATTTTATCTCGGAGGAGGGAAAGCGTTATCGCCGGGCTGTGGCGCTTATTGTTCGCCAGCAGCGGCTGAAATTAAGCCTGTCCGGAAGGCTGGCGATAAAGGTGATTGCAGAGCCACCGGATAAGCGCCGCCGCGACCTGGACAATATCCTGAAGGCACCACTGGATGCGCTGACGCATGCCGGACTACTTATAGACGACGAGCAGTTTGATGAAATCAATATTGTGCGCGGTCAGCTCGTTCCTGGTGGGCGGCTGGGCGTGAAGATTTGCGAAATCAGAGGCGATGGTAATGGGGCGTGATATGTATGAGGTTTTAGATCGCTGGGGGGCATGGGCTGCAGCAGAAAATAGCGGTGTCGATTGGCAACCGATAGCAGCGGGCTTCAAGGGGCTTTTGCCACATGGCAAAAAGTCACGTCTCCAGTGTGATGATGATGAAGGCATCATGATAGACGGTTGTGTGGCTCGGTTGCGAAAGGATAAACCAGAGGAATATGAGCTGCTCATAGCTCACTTTGTTATTGGTGTTTCTCTACGCTCAATCGCGAAGAAACGCAGGTGCTCAGATGGAACTATAAGAAAGGAGCTGCAAACTGCATTAGGCTTTATTGATGGATGTATATGCTTGATTCTATCATAAGTTATGACTGTTACTACTCGTTTGCTTGAGCTTTCGATTCGGCGTCAGATAAAGCATCAATACGAATATTTATGTTTTTTAATAGCTTATTGTCTAGATCGATAAGACATTGGTTGTAGTGCGCAATTTGGTCTGGTGTTAGGTTAGGGTTGGCCAGGCAGTTCGTGATGAATTTTCTGGCCGTTTTTATTTCCCTTTTCATTCTTACATCATTAAGCGTAGGCAAACCTATGTAAGCGATAAGAAGAATTACCACATGAGATAAGCCGACAGCAGCTCCAGGCGCCAATGATTTGAAGAAGGCTAATTGAGGAAGCCAGTCAAAAAGGAAATTCAATCCCGCAGTGATAAGGGTGGTAAACCATGCCTGCATTGCCAGGTAGGATTTAGTGTTCGCCATTCACCTTCCTGCACTTGCTTCGTTGCGAGTTTTGAGTTCGCGTAGCAGTAGCGCCAACTCTTCTGCGTCATTTTCGTTTCTAACGCTGACTTTCCTTTTAGCGGTTCTGCCTTCAGGATCGGTGTAGGTTAGTTCAATATACGCATTCGGCTTTACCCAAACCAAGAACCTAAGCACAGCATATCTGACCGTCGCTGCGACAGCCATGAATACAGTGATGTAAAGCATAATGCTTAGGATTGACATGATTTAAAGTAGTTTCCTATCTGCCGCCGCTCTGTGGCGTATAACCTTAGTAATACTATAGCGTGGTTTAGACAGCGCGCCATTTGTTTCTTTTGTTGTTTCTGTCAGTTCTACAACAAAAAGATCACCCTTACAGAATGCTGCTTGGTTGTGTTCAACCCGTTCAAGAAAAGCCTCATCTTTCATAGATGCACTAACTTCTTCGCCATTTGGCAGGATGATATCCCAGCTTTTGCCTTGCTTGAATCGAACATTAGCAAAATGTACATTAGCTTGGCGTGTCGTTACGTGCGTTTTCTCGACAAAGGTGGATTTTGCAGTTTTAAAACTTACTGCTTCAGCTTGCGTCACCCTGACTACCTTATGCTTCTGCTGTGAAACTGAGAACGTGGATGGTTTTTCAGTCTGCAGGGGTTTATAGATTAATTTATCCAGTTCTTTTCGGATGATTGGACTGGTTATTAATTTTTGAATGTCGTTACTGCATTTAACCTTCTCACCATCCACTTCGATTTCTGCTGTATCTTTTTGTTCATCGACGACAATGGAGCTGATTTTACGCCCTTTGAGCCATTCGATTATCCCGAGTACGCCACCTGCGGCAACTCCACCACCTGCAACGAGGCCAAGGGCGTTAATAGTTTTTATGCTCCCCATCACAGCAACAAGCAAAGTAAATGAACCTTCTTTTGTTGCCTTGATGTTGACTTTCGGCTCTGCTGTTTCGCCATTAATTATTTTTTCGGCGTGTTCAATCAGGGCACTAAGAGAGGTTAAGGCTTCGCCTAATGTTTTCGCGTCGATCTGATTATCTGCGTATGCCTCTCCACCGTAGGCAATTTCGATTTCTGTTATTGGCATGTTTTCGAGTTGCTGCGTCATCAAAAGCATCCTTTGCGCAAGAGAAATAGCCACAGGATACAGATAATTATGAAAAAATCACTAACGCGTACGCAAAAACTATCTTAATCTGTTAAGAGTGGTCGCTTCGCCACACAACTTAAACCCGCATCAAGCGGGTTTTTTTGTGTCACTTATCTCGGATAGACATGGTGAATGCGCTGGTGGAGGAGATAAGGGTGATTTTTAACCAGGTGATTTTTGAATGCTTGCAACATTGATTTCGTAACGTTATTATCCTGCGCCCGGCCCTTTAGCTCAGTGGTGAGAGCGAGCGACTCATAATCGCCAGGTCGCTGGTTCAAATCCAGCAAGGGCCACCAACCGCCACTAGCTCATCAGGAAAGAGCGTCAACCCTTTAAGTTGAGTGTGCGAGGTTCGAGTCCCCGGTGGCGGTCCAGTGCCGACTTAGCTCAGTAGGTAGAGCAACTGACTTGTAATCAGTAGGTCACCAGTTCGATTCCGGTAGTCGGCACCATATGCGGGCATCGCATAATGGCTATTACCTCAGCCTTCCAAGCTGATGATGCGGGTTCGATTCCCGCTGCCCGCTCCAGTCAGAGTCTTTCAGTCTGCGATGATGGGAAATCCCGGAGTGACTGAAGGACGTTTAAGTTATGAATGATCGCCTTTTTTTGCAAAATTGCTGTGCAGAAATACTAACCTTCGGGCAGGCGATCATTCATAAGCACTCTGCTTTTATTCCGATTAACTGTGGGTGGTTTGTTGGATAGAGTGCTTTCCTTACTGTATATATTGTTTCGCCCGCTTTTGCGGGCTTTTCTTTTCAAATCCCTTTCATTTCTCAGTGTAAAACTACGCCATCCGTTATTTGCGGAGGTGAGGCTATGAAATCCATGGACAAAATTTCAACGGGCATTGCCTATGGCACCTCCGCAGGCAGTGCTGGCTACTGGTTTTTACAGTGGCTTGATCAGGTCAGTCCGTCACAGTGGGCTGCGATTGGTGTACTGGGGAGTCTGGTTCTGGGCTTCCTGACTTATCTGACAAATCTGTACTTCAAAATCAGAGAAGACAAGCGTAAGGCTGCACGGGGAGAGTAATTCAATGACTCAAAACTATGAACTGATTGTGAAAGGGATCCGCAATTTTGAGAATAAAGTTACGGTAACTTTAGCGTTACGGGACAAAAAACGCTTTGACGGTGAAATTTTTGACCTGGACATCTCGCTGGACCGTGTTGAAGGTGCAGCGCTGGAGTTTTATGAGGCAGCAGCCAGAAGGAGCATCAGACAGGTCTTCCTGGATGTTGCTGCCGGGTTATGTGAAGGGGACGAGCTGTTGCCAGAAACGCGCCCCTGTTCAGAGGCGCGGTATACCATAAAAATTAACAGTTCTGATAACTCGATTACGGGTTGTTAGCTTTTTGCAGTTGGCTTTCCAGTATCTTTCATTGGTAGCATCCTGATAAATATCCATGAGCGCAAAAATCAAATACGGCCTGTCAGCTGCTGTTCTGGCGCTGATTGCTGCAGGCGCGTCTGCTCCTCAAATACTTGACCAGTTTCTGGATGAAAAAGAGGGTAACCACACTACGGCATACCGCGATGGTTCCGGTATATGGACCATCTGTCGTGGTGCCACAATGGTGGATGGTAAGCCCGTCATACCGGGAATGAAGCTGTCGAAGGAAGAATGCGACCAGGTTAACGCCATTGAGCGTGATAAGGCGCTGGCATGGGTGGAGAAAAACATCAAAGTGCCATTGAGCGAACCCCAGAAAGCGGGTATAGCGTCATTTTGTCCCTATAACATTGGCCCCGGTAAGTGTTTCCCGTCGACGTTTTATAAGCGGCTGAATGCCGGTGATCGTAAGGGTGCATGCGAGGCGATTCGCTGGTGGATAAAAGATGGTGGGCGCGATTGCCGCATACGTTCAAATAACTGCTATGGACAGGTTATTCGCCGTGACCAGGAAGCGGCACTGGTGTGCTGGGGTATCGACAGCTAGCAGAATATTTTGCTGAAAAATGGCGTGTGCTCCCGCGAGCGGATAACACGAAATCCTGCAAACTGGCAAAAGGTAAGTGAATAAAAGTAAAACCCCGGCTGGGGGAACAGTCCGGGGTTGCATTTTGACAAATCAGACATGGATATAATTCATGCAGGTAAAGGATAACAATAAAACCTTTCTGAGTATAGGGTGCAGTATGACACCTAAAGCAGCAAATATTGCCGGAATTATTCTTGCATTATCGGCAATGATCGGGGCAATTGGTTTTGCGGTTGCAGCGATAGCATATGTTTGTAGATAAGACAGAAAATACGGCGAATCTCTGCCTTATCCGGGCGGTGGCTTTTGCCATTAAGTGGGTGGCGGTTGGCATCGCCGTGTCTCCGATGCTGTATGGGCTGGCAAAATTGATTGTTGCTCTGAAATCGTGAGTGGTGATGGGTGTCATGAGGGACATGGCAACTGATGATAAAAGCAGAAACAACTTCGCAGGGTGCTGACGATGCCGCAAAAATCATCGCGGTATGCCGGGGCATCAGACATATACTGACGCCAGTTGCATGGATTATTTGTACTGCACTGGTTGCATACACAACAATTTATTTAAACAGATGAGTGCTGATTTTATTCGGGCAACGGCCTTTGCAATTCGCCTTGTGGCGGTCGCTGTTCTGGTCTGGGCAATCCGTTGGTGGTGATATGAACCGTGTTCTGTATGTAGTGATTGCTATGCTGCTGGTGGCCTGTGTTGTGCTTAGTCTGGGGCTGAATCATTACCGTGATAACGCCATCGCCTACAAAGAACAGCGTGATAAAAAAGTCAGTGAGCTGAAGCAGGCGACCGCCACCATCGCTGACATGCAGCAGCGTCAGCGTGATGTTGCTGCGATCGATGCAAAATACACGAAGGAGTTAGCCGATGCGAAAACTGAAAATGAAACTCTGCGCGCTGATGTTGCCGCTGGTCGTAAGCGCCTGCGGGTCAATGCCAGTTGCTCCGCAGCCGTGCGTGAAGCCACCGGACCCACCAGCATGGATAATGCAACCAGCCCCCGACTGGCAGACACCGCTGAACGGGATTATTTCACCCTCAGAGAACGGTTGATGACGATGCAGAAGCAACTGGAAGGGGCGCAGGAATATATCCGCACCCAGCGCATTAAGTAGCTGGAGAAAAAACACGAATCTGTGGTTTTTACTGAGCGCGGTGTACACGGTGGAACATATGGCGGGAAGTTTGTTGCTTATGATTATGCAGCATGGCTAAACCCCGGATTTAAATATGCAGCCTATAAAGTCCTGGATGACTACTTCACCGGAGAACTTCAGCATCGCAACAGCTTAAGTGCGCAGCTCAATATGAAGTGTCATGAGTTTGATCAGAAAAAAGATATGGCGAGCTTCTGTGGACAAGGGCTGGCGGCATGGCGCTATACGAAGCCAGTGTTGGTCGCTGAGATTAACTCCCTGGCTAACCAGCTGCAGATAACGATCCCCGGGCTGTCCGGTATTTGCCGGTATGAAATTACCGGAAGGCGCGGTCGTTACTGAGTAACAGCAGGCATTACAGCAGCCCTTCACTGAGGGGCTGCGATAATGTGAGGAATAAAAAACCGGCAGGGGAAATCCATTGAAGATTTGCCGGTGGCAAAAGATGGCCATGCTTTTAACCTTAGTAGCAGAGTTACGGAGTTCAACAACGACCGTCGCCGTTATCTTGCTGAAAGGCGTTTCAATGATTTTCATCAATTTATTCATCAGCAATGGTGATAATCACTCTCATTTTGGCGGGTCCTTCCGGTGGGGTGGCCTGCCACGGGGCGGGAGCGTCGCGGATTTTCGCTATTTATGAAAATTTTTCGGGAAAAAGCGTGTCGGTACTTCTCGTGTATAACTCATTGTTTTTTCATCAATCACATCCGTAAAAGGTCCGACATGAAAGTGCCCGAAAAAGACGTTTTTGAGCACTTCCATGTCGGACCCTGCATTTGATATGGAAATGTTTTATGAAGGTTAATAAAAAGAAGCTCGCGGAAATTTTCAACGTGGATCCACGAACGATTGAACGCTGGCAGTCTCAGGGGCTCTCTTGTGTCTCTGGTGGTAGTAAGGGGGTTGAATCTGTATTTGATACCGCCATGGCAATTCAGTGGTATGCGCAGCGCGAAGCCGATATTGAAAACGAAAAACTCCGCAAAGAGACCGAGGATTTGCGTGCGGCTGCGGAATCAGATTTACAACCCGGCACCATTGACTATGAGCGCTACCGACTCACAAAAGCACAGGCTGATGCACAGGAACTGAAAAATGCCCGCGAAGAAGGGCTGGTACTGGAAACGGAATTGTTTACCTTCATTCTGCAACGTGTGGCACAGGAGATTTCGGGGATACTTGTACGTGTGCCGCTGACATTACAGCGTAAATATCCGGATATTTCACCGTCACACCTTGATGTGGTGAAAACTGAAATCGCAAAAGCCTCCAACGTTGCAGCTAAAGCTGGTGAGAACGTAGGCGGGGGGATTGATGATTTCAGACGCACAGAAGGCAGCTAATGCAGCCGGTGCGATAGCAACAGGGCTTGTATCTCTCAATATTCCGGTACCACTGACGACAGTTCAGTGGGCTGATCAGCATTATTATCTGCCAAAAGAGTCTTCATATACTCCCGGGCAATGGGAAACACTGCCGTTTCAGGTTGCCATCATGAACAGCATGGGGAATGACCGGATCCGCACCGTTAATCTGATTAAATCGGCGCGTGTTGGTTACACCAAAATGCTGTTGGGGGTGGAGGCTTATTTTATTGAACACAAATCCCGTAACAGCCTGCTTTTTCAGCCGACAGATTCTGCGGCAGAAGATTTTATGAAATCCCATGTCGAACCAACGATAAGAGACGTTCCTGTATTACTGGAGCTGGCTCCGTGGTTTGGCAGAAAACATCGGGACAACACGCTTACCCTGAAACGTTTCTCCTCCGGTGTGGGATTCTGGTGTCTGGGCGGAGCTGCTGCCAAAAACTACCGTGAAAAATCTGTGGATGTGGTCTGCTATGACGAACTCTCCTCGTTTGAACCGGATGTGGAAAAAGAAGGTTCACCAACTCTGCTTGGCGATAAGCGTATCGAAGGTTCGGTATGGCCTAAATCCATACGCGGCTCAACGCCCAAAATTAAAGGTTTTTGCCAGATTGAAAAAGCCGCGAACGAATCTGCACATTTTATGCGGTTTTATGTGCCATGCCCTCATTGTGGTGAAGCCCAGTATCTGAAGTTTGGCGATGATGCGACAACCTTTGGCCTGAAATGGGAGAAGGGCAAGCCGGAGACGGTGTATTACCTGTGTGAACATAATGGCTGCGTGATCCGTCAGTCGGAACTTGACCAGACCGACGGGCGGTGGATTTGTGACAATACCGGGATGTGGACGCGTGACGGTCTGACATTTTACAGCGCCGGTGATGAGGAAATCCCGCCACCGCGCTCAATCTCGTATCACATCTGGACGGCATACAGCCCGTTCACCACCTGGGTACAGATTGTTTATGACTGGCTTGATGCACTGAAGGATCCGAATGGCGTCAAGACGTTCATTAACACCACGCTGGGGGAGCCTTATGAAGAGGCTGTGGCAGAAAAACTGAGCTTTGAGTTGTTGCTGGAAAAAGTCTGCCACTATGATGCGCAGGTTCCCCTGCGGGTGGTTTACCTGACCGCAGGGATCGACTCTCAGAAAAACCGTTATGAGATTTATGTCTGGGGCTGGGCTCCTGGCGAAGAAGCTTTTCTGATTGACAAGCAGATCATCATGGGGAGACCGGAAGATGAGGACACCCTTAAACGCGTTGATGCCGTGATCCGGAAAAAATACCGTCATGCAGATGGCACTGAAATTTCCATTTCCCGCGTCTGCTGGGATACCGGTGGTATTGACCAGGACATTGTGTATCAGCGATCCAGAAAACACGGCACTTTTTTTGTGCTCCCCATCAAAGGGGCGTCGGTGTACGGCAAGCCGGTGATCACCATGCCAAAAAAGCGAAACCAGCGTGGGGGGTTTTTGTGTGAGGTGGGTTCCGATACCGTCAAGGAAATGCTGTATGCGCGTTTTGCCCTGCCGGTGGTATCTGCCAGTGAAGTCGCACCGTATACCTTCCGTTTTCCGGATAACCCGGACATTTTTTCTGATGTTGAAGCTAAACAACTCGTGGCAGAAGAGCTGGTTGAAAAAGTTGTGAACGGGCGGGTGAAACTCCAGTGGGATGCCAGAAAACGGCGTAATGAAGCTCTGGACTGTCTGGTGTATGCCTATGCAGCGCTGCGCATTTCCGTTCAGCGGTGGCAACTGGATCTGGATGCACTGGCCCGCGCCAGAAGAGATGAACAGGACGACGATGAAATGACTATTGAAGAAATCGCGGCTGCTCTGAGTGGAGGATAAGTGATGATTTATACGCATGAAATGCTATGCGATGCCCGCCGGGCGTTACATGAACTGATGATCGGACGTGCTGTGGTTTCCGTCAGCAAGGACGGGCGTCAGGTTCAGTATTCGCGGGCGACAATTGGTGAACTGCGTCAGTATATTGAAGAGCTGGAAAGTGCGCTGGGTGTATCCGGACGGCGTCGTGGCCCGGCAGGAGTGGGGCTGTGAACGGGGAACTGGTGGATATTCATGGGCAGCCTTTACGGCAAAGCATGGGATATTCTGGTGGTGGTTCCGGGTTCGGTGGGCAAATGGCAGAATGGCTGCCTGCACCGGAAAGTGCCGACGTGGCGCTCTTACCTTCCATTCAGCTGGGTAACGCCCGTGCGGATGATCTGGTCCGTAACAACGGTATTGCCGCAAATGCTGTGGAAATTCATAAAGACCATATCGTCGGCCACATGTTTCGCCTGAGCTATCGACCCAACTGGCGCTGGCTGGGGATGTCGGAAGCTGATTCGCATGCCTTTATTGAAGATGTGGAGGCGGCGTGGATGGAATATTGCGATCCTGTGTTTGGTTCGATGGATGTGGAGGGACGTCGTTCGTTTACCGAATTTATTCGTGAAGGGGTGGGCGTTCATACGTTTAACGGTGAAATTTTTGTCCAGCCCGTATGGGATACGGAATCCACGTCATTATTCAGAACAAAATTCAAGACCATCAGTCCGAAGCGCGTCAGCACGCCCGGTTATGGCATCGGCGATCGTTTTATGCGTGCCGGAGGGGAAATCAACCGTTACGGAAAGGCGATGGCTTATCATGTTCAGAACGATGACTGGCCTGGCTACGGTGTCAGTAACTGGACACGGATTGCGGCGACGCTGCCCTCCGGGCGGCCGGGAATGATCCATGTGTTTCAGCCACAGGAGGACGGACAGACGCGCGGGGCCAACCAGTTTTATTCCGTGATGGAGCGCCTCAAGATGCTCGACACACTGCAGGCTACGCAACTGCAGTCGGCGGTGGTGCGGGCGATGTATGCCGCGACGATTGAATCCACACTGGATTCGGAAAAAGCATTTGAATATATCGCCGGGGTGGGAAATGGCGGTAAAAATCCCCTGAACACCATCATGAAAGGCTATGCGCGCTATTACGCCACCAATACGGTAAAGATGGGTGGGGTTCGTATTCCGCATCTTTATCCGGGGGATTCACTGAATCTGCAGACAGCACAGAATGCGGATAATGGTTTCTCTGAACTGGAAAAGGCGCTGTTACGTTACATTGCTGCCGGACTGGGCATGTCCTATGAGCAGCTTTCCCGTGATTATTCACAGGTCAGTTATTCCAGTGCCAGGGCATCCGCCAATGAGTCGTGGCGGTATTTTATGGGGAAACGAAAATTTGTGGCCAGCCGACTGGCGTCACAGATGTTTGCCTGCTGGCTGGAGGAAGCCCTTATTCGCGGTGTGATCCGCCCGCCGAAATCCCGTTTCTCATTCTGGGAGGCCCGTTCCGGGTGGTGTCGTGCCGAGTGGATTGGTGCCGGCCGCATGGCGATTGATGGCCTTAAGGAGGTGCAGGAGGCGGTGATGCGTATTGAAGGTGGCCTGAGTACATACGAGAAGGAGCTGGCCCTGATGGGAGATGACTATCAGGAGATTTTCCGCCAGCAACTGCGTGAAAGCCAGGAGCGACAGGCTGCCGGTCTTCCCCGCCCCATCTGGATAAAGGATACGTTTCAGCAGCAGATCCGACAGACAACGGGAGGAAAAGGCGATGCGTCGTAATTTATCGCATATTGCCGCCATGGCATTTAATGAGCCGCTTTTACTGGAACCCGCCTATGCGCGGGTTTTCTTTTGCGCGCTGGGTAAGGAGATAGGGGCCGGCAGCCTTGCTGTTCCTCAGCAGGCTGTTCAGCTTGATGCTGATGGTATGCAACTGGCTGTGACTGACTATATGGCGGGTGGGCAGCGTCCGGCAAAGAGTTACCAGGTGAAGAATGGCATCGCCATTCTGCCGGTGAGCGGCACGCTGGTGCATAAACTGGGTACCCTGCGCCCTTACTCCGGCATGACAGGTTATGACGGCCTGACAGCCCGTCTTCAGATGGCGGTGAATGATCCGGATGTGCGCGGCATTTTGCTGGATATCGACAGCCCGGGCGGTCAGGCTGCCGGGGCGTTTGACTGTGCTGACATGATTTACCGCCTGCGGGAACAGAAGCCCGTGTGGGCGCTGTGCAATGACATGGCCTGTTCAGCCGCCATGTTGCTGGCGGCAGCCTGTACGCGTCGGCTGGTCACGCAGACGGCAAAAATTGGTTCGATTGGTGTGATGATGGCGCACACCAGTTACGAGAAACAACTGGCACAGGAAGGGGTGGACATCACGCTGATTTACTCCGGGCGGCACAAGGTTGACGGCAACAGTATTCAGGCATTGCCGGCAGGTGTGCGTGCAGATTTTCAGCGCCGTATTGATGAGGCCCGCCGGATGTTTGTCGACAAGGTGGCGCTTTATACGGGGCTGAGTTCAGAGGCGGTGATGAATACCGAGGCTGCCGTTTATGACGGTCAGGCAGGCATTGATGCAGGTCTGGCTGATCAACTGATTAATGCTGCAGATGCCGTTGAAGTGATGGTTTCTGCACTGAATGACTCTGTTACGAAGGAGAATGCAATGACTGTTAAAAATCTCACCGTTGCTGAAGCGGTGGCCCAGGAAAATCAGCGCGTGATGGGGATCCTGAATTGTCAGGAGGCGAAAGGGCGCGAGCAACTGGCGCAAATGCTGGCAGGTCAGCCTGGAATGACGGTTGAGCAGGCGAAAACGTTGCTTGCAGCTGCGCCGGTTGCCGGTACTGACAGCACGGGTGATCAGATTATGGCGCTGCCGGAAGCAAAGGGGCGTGAGCAACTGGCACAGATGCTGGCAGGTCAACCTGGGATGACGGTGGAGCAGGCGAAAGCGTTTCTGGCGGCAGCCCCTGCTGCCAGTGCTGCAGGCACAGGCGATCAGATTATGGCGTTGCCGGAAGCTAAAGGGCGTGAACAACTCGCGCAGGCGCTGGCTGAACAGCCGGGAATGACCGTTGACCAGGCAAAAACGTTACTGGCGGCGGCACCGGTTGCCGGTTCTGCAAGTGTCGGCGATCAGATTATGGCGCTGCCGGAGGCGAAAGGGCGCAAGCAACTTGCACAGGCACTGGCAGAACAACCGGGAATGACGGTGGCGCAGGCGAAAAAGTTGCTGGCAGCCGCACCGGCGGCATCGCAACCGTCACAGGAAACACTTTTTGATCGCTTTATGGCACAGCATGCTGCCAGTGCGGTTTCCGGAGGCGGAACTGCCGGACACGGAGAAGAAGATCTGCTGATGAGTATGCCGTAAGCGTTATCCGTGATTCAGATAAATCAGGAGACTGAAAATGATTAAAACCACCACAGAAAAGCGCGCGGACAGGCGCATTTTTGCCGGAAGCGATCCGGTGTATACCGCAACAGGTACCAGTGGTATCAGTGTTGCCACGCCTTCACTGACGCCACTGATGCTGGATGACGCCAGCGGAAAACTGGTGGCATGGGATGGTCAGAAAGCCGGAACGGCTGTGGGGGGGCTGGTACTGGCGCTGGCCGGGACCGAGCCCACACTGACGTACTACAAAAGCGGTACGTTTGCCACCGAATCGCTGGTCTGGCCGGATTCGGTGGATGCAGTGAAAAAAGCCAACGCGTTTGTGGGAAGTGCCATCAGCCACGCCTGATGGTGAAGTGATTAACTGAAAAAACGGGTCGTGATGCGGCCCGTTTGTGTTTTTAAAGGAAAGTCAATTATGGGGTTATTTACCACGCGTCAGTTGCTCGGCTACACCGAGCAGAAAGTGAAATTCCGTGCGCTGTTTCTGGAGCTGTTTTTTCGTCGTACGGTCACTTTCCATACTCAGGAAGTGATGCTGGATAAAATCACCGGAAAAACACCGGTTGCGGCATATGTGTCTCCGGTTGTGTCAGGTAAGGTACTGCGCAGTCGTGGTGGTGAAACCCGCGTGTTACGCCCCGGCTATGTTAAACCAAAACACCGGCTGGATTATCAGCAGGCGGTGGAGCGTCTTCCGGGGGAAGATCCGGCCCGTCTTAATGACCCGGCCTACCGTCGCCTGCGTATTCTGACGGACAACCTGAAACAGGAAGAGCAGGCGATTGTGCAGGTGGAAGAAATGCAGGCGGTCAGCGCTGTTCTGCAGGGTAAGTACACCATGAGCGGTGAACAGTTTGAGACGGTGGAAGTGGATTTTGGTCGTTCTGCCGCCAATAACATTACGCAGGCAGGGGGACGCGAATGGTCAAAACAGAATGCTGACACCTTTGATCCGACGCATGATCTGGATGCGTACTGCGATTTTGCTTCCGGTACCATCAATATTGCGATTATGGACGGTACTGTCTGGCGTATGCTGAACGGTTTTAAGCTGTTTCGTGAAAAACTGGATACCCGCCGTGGCTCAAAATCTGAACTGGAAACCGCGCTGAAAGATCTGGGTTCCGTGGTTTCTTTTAAAGGTTATTACGGTGATCTGGCCATCATGGTGGCGAAAACAACGTATGTTGATGAAAACGGGGATGAGCAGCGTTATCTGCCGGAAGGCACACTGATTCTTGGAAACACTCAGGTGGAGGGTGTCCGTTGTTATGGCGCAATCCAGGATAACCAGGCGCTGAGTGAAGGGATCACCTCTGCAATTCGTTATCCGAAACACTGGTTAGAGGTGGGGGACCCGGGGTGCGAATATACCATGACGCAGTCTGCGCCGTTGATGGTGTTGCCGGATCCGGACGCGTTTGTGGTAGTTCAGGTGAAATAAGGTCAGGCGGGATATTCCCGCCTTTTTCTTTATCGCACAGGAGAGATGTGATGACAAAAGAAGAAATAACAGCGCGTCTTCAGGAGCTGGCGGCAGTACTCGGGCGCGATGCCGATATTTCAGGCTCTAAAGCTGATCTTGAACAACGTCTGGCGGAGTGGGAAGAAGAATTAAGTGATGGTTCAGACGGCCTGTATAAGGATGATGAAGAACCACAACAAAAAAACGAAACAGGATCCGAACGTGGGGAGAGTGAGAACCGAAATTCTGTGGATATGGTCATGGTCAAAGCTGTGGTGATGTTACATGTCAATGCACTCCACGCCACACGGGATAACCCCGTGGCATTTGTACGTCCGGGAGAAGTGTTTCGTGTATCTGCTGTGGTGGCAGCCAGCATGGCAGAAAGTGGCCTCGTGAAAATGTGTTGAATGTGGGGGAAAGGTGGCAGATTTCGATAATCCGTTTGATGCCGCCGTCGCCATGGCTGACGAGGTCATTCTTTGTCATATGGGGATTACGGCGGTAATTACGTCCGGTCAGCTTGAAGGAAAAACACTCAGGGGTGTTTTTGATGATCCTGAAAAAATTTCGTTCGTTGCCGGAGGAGTACGGTTTGAAGATTCTTCACCGTCTTTGTTTGTGAAAACAGCAGATATTACGGGACTGCGCCGTCTGGATACGCTGGAGGTTGGTGGGGATCTTTTTCGGGTGGATCGCATTACTCCGGACGACGGGGGATGCTGTTATATCCGCCTGCAACGGTGTGACAGTTCCCGGGGTGATATCAGTACGGGGCGATATTATGAAAGGTCTTGAAAACGCCATCCGTAATCTGGACATCCTTGATACCCGTATGGTGCCACAGGCCAGCGCCTGGGCAATAAATCGTGTGGCACAGAAAGCCATTTCTCAGGCTACCCGACAGGTTGCCCGCGATACCGTAGCCGGTGATAACCAGGTGAAGGGGATCCCCCTGAAACTGGTCAGGGGGCGCGTCAGGATGCTGAGTGCCAGCCCTTCCGGAAAAATGTATGCCAGGATCCGCATTAACCGTGGCAACCTTCCCGCCATCAAACTGAACACAACGCGACGGCGTGCCGGTGACGGGCTGAGGGTGGGGAAATATTTTTTCCGTGGCGCGTTTATCCGGCAACTGGCGAATGGTCGCTGGCATGTTCTGAGACGTCTTCCTGAAGCGCGTTTCGCAACAGGGCGCGACCATCAGGGCAGACCGAAAAAAAATCGTCTACCTGTGGAGGTTGTGAAAATCCCGCTGGCCGGAGCGCTGACACAGGCATTTGAGGATGCCCGTAAAAGCGTCATTGATAACGAGATGCCGAAACAGCTGGGGTATGCCCTGAAACACCAACTGAGGTTATATCTGACCCGATGAACCGACACACACAAATTCGTCAGGCCGTACTTTCGCGCCTGAAAACGACGTGCGGGGAGAAGACCGTCCTGTTTGACGGCCTTCCTGCCTTTATTGATGCGCAGGAGCTGCCTGCCGTGGCGGTGTGGCTGAGTGATGCACAGTACACCGGAAAAATGACGGATGAGGATGACTGGCTGGCAGTTCTGCATGTCGCCGTCTTTATCCGTGCACAGGCACCGGATTCTGATCTGGATACGTGGATGGACAACATTATTTACCCGGCACTGGAGGATATTCCGGCGCTTTACGGCCTTATCGATACCATGATCCCACGGGGATTTAACTATCAGCGTGATAACGATATGGCAACATGGGCGATGGCGGAAATCACGTATCAAATCACATATACAAATTAAGGGGTGGGAAATGACGACACCGAATCCACTTGAAAAAATGAAAGGGGCGGGGACGACGTTCTGGATGTATACCGGCAAGGGCGACGCATTTGCGAATCCTTTGTCAGATACGGACTGGCTGCGCCTCGCGATGGTGAAGGATCTGCAGCCGGGGGAAATGACTGCAGATGCGGAAGATGACGATTATCTCGATGATGAAAATGCTGACTGGAAAACGACAACTCAGGGGCAAAAATCTGTTGGTGATACATCCGCGACGCTGGCCTGGCGTCCGGGTGACAGCGGACAGAAAAAACTGATTCAGTTGTTTGATTCCGGTGAAGTTCGTGCATTCCGCATTAAATACCCTAACGGTACCGTTGATGTGTTCCGCGGCTGGCTGAGTTCGCTGGGTAAAACCATTACGTCAAAAGATGTGATGACCCGTACGGTTAAAATCAGCGGTGTGGGGCGTCCGTATCTGGCTGAGGAGGGGACTGAAATTGTGGGGGTGACCGGGCTGACAGTAATGCCGGTTTCCGCCAGTGTCAGAGTGGGGGCAACGACGACGCTGACATTCAGCACAGTACCGGAAGATGCTTCTGATAAAACGGTGAGTGTGGCGTCATCATCTCCTGATATCGCCACGGTTACGCTGAGTGGCATGGTGGCCACGGTGAAAGGTGTGAAAGCGGGCAGCACCTCGATTGTGGGGATGACTGCGGGTGGTGCGCAGGTTGCTGTGGCCGGTATTACCGTTAATGGTGATTAACCTGGCAGTCTGTTTTTTACCCCGGTATGCCGGGGTTTTTTGTTTACGGAGGGGACATGTTTCTGAAACAGGACACATTTAACTACGGTAATCAGTCTGTGGTACTGACGGAATTATCCGGACTTCAGCGGGTGGAGTATCTGGCGTTTGTCCAGAAACGGACAGCTGAGTTTGACGCCCTGGATGATGCCATGCCAGTGGCGGATCGTCAGATTGAATTTCTGCGTATGGGGATGGATATCAATGCCTGGCTGGTTTCCCGGTCAATGTGGAATACGGACCCGTCACAGGATGTGGATGCGCTGAATGAGGATGTAAAAAACACCTGGTCTTATGACGCGCTTGGCGACGGGGGCAGTCTGGTTTTATCCCTGAGTGGTATGCCGGTCTCCACCGGTGATGTTCAGAACGGTGAACAGGTTCCCCTGACACCGGAAAAGTCCTGACGCGGGAGATGCAGTTTGTGATGCAGCTTGCCCGTGAGTTCCGGCGGGCAGACTGGCGGCGGATGTTATCAGAAATGTCAGCGTCAGAACTGGGCGAATGGGGGGATTTCTTCCGGAAGCAGAGTTTCGGGGATATCTGGCTGGATGCACAGATTTCCACACTGAAGTCGCTGATGGTTCAGATGGTGTCCGGTGAACGTATTCCGGCGGATGATTTCAGTCTGGTTACGGATGACAGGGTGATCCCTGAACGCACGGATGAAGAGCTGATGCATCTGGGGGAAGGTATATCGGGAGGAATGAGATTTGGACCAGATTGCTGACCTTGTCATTGATTTAAGCATTGATACCGCCGATTTTAAAGAGCAGCTTCCGCGTGTAAAAAATCTGCTGAATGGTACAGCAAGGGAGGCGGAGCGGGCCGAAGCCCGTATGAAACGGTTTGAGGAAAGTCAGAAACAGGCTGCCAGCGCGACGGTGATACAGACTCAGGCCGTGGTGAAGCATGCGCAGGGGCATGTTTCGCTGGCGGAAGATGTGGAAAGGGCGCGCCTGCGGATGGAGGCCCTGAGTCGTCAGATGCGGGAGGAGCAGGTTCAGGCGGCTGCGCTGGCTGCGGCGCAGGATAAGATGGCAGCCGCATTTTATCGTCAGATCGACAGCGTAAAACAGGCCAGTGCGGGGCTGCAGGAGTTACAGCGTATTCAGCAGCAGATCCGACAGGCCAGAAACAGTGGCGGGATTGCTCAGCAGGATTATCTGGCCCTGATTTCTGAGGTGACAGCGAAAACCCGCGTTCTGACACAGGCAGAGGAAACGGCCACCCGCCAGAAAACCGCATTTATTCGTCAGCTGAAAGAACAGACAAGTCGCCAGAAAATGACCACGACGGAACTGCTTCGGGCAAAGGCGGCACAACTTGGGTGCAGCAGTGCCGCGGAGGTGTACATCCGTAAAATGGAGAAAGCTGGAAACACCACACATTCGCTGGAACTGAAAAGTGCGGCAGCCCGTCGGGAGCTGGGGGTCATGATTGGTGAACTGGCGCGTGGTAATTTCGGTGCGCTTCGTGGCTCCGGGATCACCCTGGCTAACCGTGCCGGCTGGATTGATAAATTAATGACTCCGAAAGGCCTGGCGGTGGGGGGAGTTATCGGAGGGATCACTGCTGCGGTTATTGGTCTGGGTAAAGCCTGGATGGAGGGGCGGGAAGAAGGCGAAGCCTTTAACCGGCAGCTTGAGCTCACCGGACACTATGCCGGTGTGACAGCCGGGCAGTTGTGGGCGCTCAGTAAAAATCTTTCCGGTAATGGCATCACGCAACATGCCATGGCGGGGTCACTGGCGCAGGTAGTGGGGAGCGGTGCATTTCACGGTAACGATATTGGTATGGTGGCGAAAGCTGCCGCACAGATGGAACGCTCGGTAGGGCAGTCTGTCAGTGACACCATCAGTCAGTTTAAACGGCTGAAGGATGATCCGGTCAGTGCTGCGAAGGCGCTGGATGATGAACTGCATTTTCTGACAGCCACCCAGCTTGAACAGATCCGTGTGCTCGGAGAGCAGGGGCGCACCAGTGACGCCGCCCGGATAGCCATGTCTGCACTGGCAGAGGAAACCGGTAAACGTACGTCGGATATTGATAATAACCTCAATGCGCTGGGCAGTACGCTGCAAACCTTGTCTGACTGGTGGAAGCAGTTCTGGGATGCGGCCATGAACATTGGTCGGGAAGATTCCCTTGATGCGCAGATTGCGTCGCTGCAGGAAAAAATTCAGCGGGCGAAGAAATTTCCGTGGACTAAGGTGTCCACCACGGGGGAATACGATCAGCAACAACTGGATGCGCTGCAAGAGCGAAAACGCCAGCAGGATTTGCAGGATGCAAAAGAGCAGGCTGAGCGAAATTATCAGGAGCAGCAGAAACGCCGGAATGCTGAAAATGCCGCGCTGAACCGGATGAACGAAACGGAAGCAGCACGACATCAGCGTGAAATTGCGCGTATTAATGCCATGCAGTACGCCGATCAGGCGGTCAGGGACGCAGCGATACAGCGTGAAAATGAACGTTACGAAAAAGCCATTAAGAAAAAAACGCCTGCCACCCGTAATGATGAGGCCACCCGGTTATTGCTGCAGTACAGTCAGCTACAGGCACAGGTGGAAGGACAGATTGCTGCTGCCAGACAGTCAGCAGGCATTGCCACGGAAAGGATGACAGAAGCGCATAAACAGCTTCTGGCTCTGCAGCAGCGCATCAGCGACCTGGACGGGAAAAAACTGACGGCAGATGAAAAGAGTGTGCTGGATCACAAGGATGAGCTGATTCAGGCACTGACGCTGCTGGATGCAAAACAGCAGGAGCTGCAGAAGCAGACGGCGCTGAATGATTTGAAGAAAAAATCCATTCAGCTTTCCAGCCAGCTGGCGGAAGAGGAGCGGGCTCTGCGTCAGCAACATGACCTGGATATCGCCACGACAGGGATGGGGGATAAACAGCGTCAGCGATACCAGGCACAGTTCAGTCTGCAACAAAAATATCAGCAGCAGCGGGAACAGCTGGAGCGTGACAGTAAGCAGAAAGGAACATATGGCACAGATGAATACCAGAATGCTGAGCAGATGCTGACAGACAGTCTTAACCGGCAACTGAACGAAAACAGACGTTACTGGCAGGAGCAGGAACTGATGCAGGCAGACTGGAAAAACGGTGCCATGCGGGCGTTTCAGAATTTTACAGAGAGTGCGGATAACGCGGCAGGTACCGCTGAGCAGATGTTTACAGCGGCATTTAACAGCGCAGGTAATGCACTGGCGACGTTCTGTACCACCGGAAAACTGAACTTCAAATCTTTTACCGCCTCGCTCCTTTCTGATCTGGCAAAAATCATGTCGCAGATGGCCATGATGCAGGCAGTTAAGGGGATTGGTTCGGCGTTTGGCTGGGGGAGTGCAGCAACTGCCAGTGTGACGCCCAATGCTGATGGTGGTGTTTATCAGTCTGCTGATTTGAGTCGCTACAGTGGCACGGTGGTTAACCGTCCGACGTTTTTTGCTTTTGCAAAAGGCGCGGGTGTGATGGGAGAAGCGGGGCCTGAAGCCATTCTGCCATTGCGTCGTGGTGCTGATGGCAAGCTGGGTGTTGTGGCGGATATTGGTGGTTCAGGTATGGTGATGTTTGCCCCGCAGTACAACATCGAGATCAATAACGATGGTACGAACGGGCAGATAGGTCCGGCTGCCCTGAAGGTGGTTTATGACCTCGGGAAAAAAGCAGCAGCGGACTTTATGCAACAGCAGTCCCGTGATGGTGGTCAGTTAAGCGGAGCATATCGGTAATGGAAACTTTTCACTGGAAAATTCGCCCTGATATGACTGTGGCATCGGAACCGAAGGTGTTGACGGTAAAGCTGGGGGATGGCTATGAGCAGCGGCGACCGGCAGGGCTGAATAATGTATTGCCCGTTTACAGTGTGACTATCCGGATACGTAAAGGAGAACATCAGTCGCTGGAGGATTTTCTGGTGCGACATGGCGGTGTCAGAGCGTTTCAGTGGACACCACCTTATGGCTGGAAACCTGTCAGGGTGGTTTGTCGTAAATGGTCGGCAAGCGTTGGTGCGTTATGGGTAACTGTAACGGCAGATTTTGAGCAGGTGGTAAACTGATGCAGGATATACAGCAGGAAACACAGAATGAGTGTACAAAATCGGAGCAATCCGCGCTGGTCGATCTCTGGGAAATCGATCTGACAGAGGTCGGTGGAGAACGTTATTTTTTCTGTAATGAGCAGAACGAAAAAGGTGAGCCGGTCACCTGGCAGGGGCGACAGTATCAGGCGTATCCCATTCAGGGGAGCGGTTTTGAACTGAACGGCAAGGGCAGTGCTGCCCGTCCGACACTGACGGTCTCTAACCTGTACGGTATGGTCACCGGGATGGCGGAAGATCTGCAGAGTCTGGTCGGCGGAACGGTGGTCAGGCGTAAGGTTTACGCCCGTTTTCTGGATGCGGTGAACTTCGTCAACGGAAACAGTGACGCCGATCCGGAGCAGGAGGTGAGCAGCCGCTGGCGCATTGAGCAGTGCAGCGAACTGAGCGCGGTGAGTGCCTCTTTTGTACTGTCCACGCCGACGGAAACGGACGGCGCTGTTTTTCCGGGACGTATCATGCTGGCCAACACCTGCACCTGGACTTATCGCGGCGATGAGTGCGGTTATCACGGTCCGGCGGTCGCGGATGAATATGACCAGCCAACGTCCGATATCACGAAGGATAAATGCAGCAAATGCCTGAGCGGTTGTAAGTTCCGCAATAACGTCGGCAACTTTGGCGGCTTCCTTTCCATTAACAAACTTTCGCAGTAATCCCATGACACAGACAGAATCAGCGATTCTGGCGCACGCCCGGCGATGTGCGCCAGCGGAATCGTGCGGCTTCGTGGTGAGAACGCCGGAGGGGGAAAGATATTTTCCCTGCGTGAATATTTCCGGTGAGCCGGAGGATTATTTCCGGATGGCTCCGGAGGACTGGCTGCAGGCAAAGATGCAGGGTGAGATTGTGGCGCTGGTCCACAGTCATCCCGGTGGTCTGCCCTGGCTGAGTGAGGCCGACCGGCGGCTGCAGGTACAGAGTGATTTGCCGTGGTGGCTGGTCTGCCGGGGTGAGATTCATAAATTCCGATGTGTGCCGCATCTCACCGGGCGGCGCTTTGAGCACGGGGTGACGGACTGTTACACGCTGTTCCGGGATGCTTATCATCTGGCGGGAATTGAGATGCCGGATTTTCATCGCGGGGATGACTGGTGGCGTCACGGCCAGAATCTCTATCTGGATAATCTGGAGGCCACAGGGCTGTATCAGGTGCCGTTGTCCTCAGCACAACCGGGCGATGTGCTGCTGTGCTGTTTTGGTTCATCGGTGCCGAATCACGCCGCAATTTACTGCGGCGACGGCGAGCTGCTGCACCATATTCCTGAACAACTGAGCAAACGAGAGAGGTACACCGACAAATGGCAACGACGCACACACTCCCTCTGGCGTCACCGGGCATGGCGCGCATCTGCCTTTACGGGGATTTACAACGATTTGGTCGCCGCATCGACCTTCGTGTGAAAACGGGGGCTGAAGCCATCCGGGCACTGGCCACACAGCTCCCGGCGTTTCGTCAGAAACTGAGCGACGGCTGGTATCAGGTACGGATTGCCGGGCGTGATGCAGGCGAAAATGAATTATCAGCCCGTCTTAATGAACCGCTGGCAAATGGTGCTGTGATCCATATCGTGCCGCGTCTGGCAGGAGCCAAAAGTGGCGGTGTGTTTCAGGCTGTGCTGGGGGCGGCTGTTATGGCGGTTGCTATATGGATGCCGGGGGTAGGAATTATGGCGAGTAATCTGCTGTTTTCTCTCGGTGCCAGTATGACGCTTGGCGGTGTTGCACAGATGCTGGCCCCTAAACCCAAAACCCCCCGCACACAGACAACGGATAACGGCAAACAGAACACCTATTTTTCTTCACTGGATAATATGGTTGCCCAGGGCAATGTTCTGCCCGTTCTGTACGGTGAAATGCGCGTGGGATCACGTGTGGTATCTCAGGAGATCAGCACAGCAGACGAAGGGGACGGTGGTCAGGTTGTGGTGATTGGTCGCTGATGAAAAACGTTTTATGTGAAACCGCCTCCGGGCGGTTTTGTCGTTTATGGAGCATGACGAATGGGTAAAGGCAGCAGTAAGGGGCATACCCCGCGCGAAGCGAAGGACAACCTGAAGTCCACGCAGTTGCTGAGTGTGATCGATGCCATCAGCGAAGGGCCGATTGAAGGTCCGGTGGATGGATTAAAAAGCGTGCTGCTGAACAGTACGCCGGTGCTGGACAGTGAGGGGAATACCAATATATCCGGCGTCACGGTGGTGTTCCGGGCAGGTGAGCAGGAGCAGACACCGCCGGAGGGATTTGAATCCTCCGGCTCCGAGACGGTGCTGGGTACGGAAGTGAAATATGACACGCCGATCACCCGGACCATCACGTCGGCAAACATTGACCGTCTGCGTTTTACTTTCGGCGTGCAGGCACTGGTGGAAACCACCTCAAAGGGGGACAGGAATCCATCGGAAGTCCGCCTGCTGGTTCAGATACAACGTAACGGTGGCTGGGTGACGGAAAAAGACATCACCATTAAGGGCAAAACCACCTCACAGTATCTGGCCTCGGTGGTGGTGGATAACCTGCCGCCGCGCCCGTTTAATATCCGGATGCGCAGGATGACGCCGGACAGCACCACAGACCAGCTGCAGAACAAAACGCTCTGGTCGTCATACACCGAAATTATCGATGTGAAACAGTGCTACCCGAACACGGCACTGGTCGGCGTGCAGGTGGACTCGGAGCAGTTCGGCAGCCAGCAGGTGAGCCGTAATTATCATCTGCGCGGGCGTATTCTGCAGGTGCCGTCGAATTATAACCCGCAGACGCGGCAATACAGCGGTATCTGGGACGGAACGTTTAAACCGGCATACAGCAACAACATGGCCTGGTGTCTGTGGGATATGCTGACCCATCCGCGCTACGGCATGGGGAAACGTCTTGGTGCGGATGTGGAAAATGGCGCTGTATATCGGCCAGTACTGCGACCAGTGTCCGAGGTTTGGCGGCACGGAGCCGCGCATCACCTGTAATGCTCTGACCACACAGCGAAGGCGTGGGATGTCTCAGTGATTTCTGCTCGCGATGCGCTGTATGCCGGTATGGAACGGGCAGACGCTGACGTTCGTGCAGGACCGACCTCGATAAGGTTGGACCTATAACCGCAGTAATGTGGTGATGCCGGATGATGGGCGCCGTTCCGCTACAGCTTCAGCGCCCTGAAGGACCGCCATAATGCCGTTGAGGTGAACTGGATTGACCCGAAAACGGCTGGGAGACGGCACAGAGCTTGTGAGAACGCAGGCCATTGCCCGTTACGGTCGTAAGTCACGAAGATGGATGCTTTGGCTGTACCAGCCGGGGGCAGGCACACCGCGCCGGGCTGTGGCTGATTAAAACAGAACTGCTGGAAACGCAGACCGTGGACTTCAGCGTGGGTGCTGAAGGGCTTCGCCATGTACCGGGCGATGTCATTGAAATCTGCGATGATGACTATGCCGGTATCGCACCGGCGGGCGCGTGCTGGCGGTAACACCAGACCCGGACGCTGACGCTCGACCGTGAAATCACGCTGCCATCTCCGGACCACGCTGATAAGCCTGGTTGACGGGCAGGGGAGTCCGGTAGCGTGGAGGTCAGTCCGTCACCGACGGCGTGAAGGTGAAAGTGAGCCGTGTTCCTGACGGCGTTGCTGAATACAGCGTTGGGGGCTGAAGCTGCCGACGTGCGCCAGCGCCTGTTCCGCTGCGTGAGTATCCGTGAGAACGAGACGGCACGTATGCCATCACCGCCGTGCAGCATGTCCGGAAAAGAGGCCATCGTGGATAACGGGGCGCACTTTGACGGCGACCAGAGCGGCACGGTAATGGTGTCACGCCGCCAGCGGTGCAGCACCTGACCGCAGAAGTCACCGCAGACAGCGGGGAGTATCAGGTGCTGGCGCGCTGGGACACGCCGAAGGTGGTGAAGGGCGTGAGCTTCCTGCTTCGCCTGACCGTGGCAGCGGATGACGGCCGTGAGCGGCTGGTCAGCACGGCCCGGACGACGGAAACCACTTACCGCTTCACACAACTGGCTCTGGGGAACTACAGGCTGACAGTCCGGGCAGTAAATGCGTGGGGGCAGCAGGGCGATCCGGCGTCGGTATCGTTCCGGATTGCCGCACCGGCAGCGCCGTCGCGGATTGAGCTGACGCCGGGCTATTTTCAGATAACCGCCACGCCGCATCTTGCGGTTTATGACCCGACGGTACAGTTTGAGTTCTGGTTCTCGGAAAAACGGATTGCGGATATCAGGCAGGTTGAAACCAGCGCGCGTTATCTTGGTACGGCACTGTACTGGATAGCCGCCAGTATCAATATCAAACCGGGCCATGATTATTATTTTTACGTTCGCAGTGTGAACACCGTTGGCAAATCGGCATTCGTGGAGGCTGTCGATCAGCCGAGTGATGATGCATCAGGCTATCTGGATTTTTTCAAAGGCGAGATAGGGAAAACCCATCTGGCTCAGGAGCTGTGGACGCAGATTGATAACGGTCAGCTTGCGCCTGACCTGACTGAAATCAGGACGTCCATAACGGATGTCAGCAATGAAATAACACAGACCGTCAATAAGAAACTGGAAGACCAGAGTGCAGCGATCCAGCAGATACAGAAGGTTCAGGTTGATACAAATAATAACCTGAACAGCATGTGGGCAGTGAAGCTGCAGCAGATGCAGGACGGACGCCTTTATATTGCGGGTATCGGTGCCGGTATTGAGAACACCCCTGACGGCATGCAGAGTCAGGTGCTGCTGGCAGCAGACAGGATTGCGATGATTAATCCTGCGAATGGCAACACAAAGCCGATGTTTGTTGGTCAGGGCGATCAGATATTCATGAATGAAGTGTTCCTGAAACGCCTGACGGCCCCCACCATTACCAGCGGCGGTAATCCTCCGGCATTTTCCCTGACATCAGACGGGAGACTGACGGCGAAAAATGCGGATATCAGTGGCAGTGTGAATGCGAACTCAGGAACGCTCAACAATGTCACGATTAACCAGAACTGTACGATTAAGGGCATGCTGGAGGCGACCCAGGTCAGAGGAGATTTCGTTAAAGCTGTATCAAAAGCCTTCCCGAAAAAAGTCGGTACGTGGGGTAACACGGAAACACCAAACGGTACGGTTACAGTCACCATCAGCGATGATCATAACTTTGACCGCCAGATTATTATTCCGCCCATTATTTTTAACGGTATAGCGTATGACGATCCGGGGAGCGGAAATAACCCAGGAGGCACGCGATACACGGGTTATGGTTTTGAAGTTCGCAAAAACGGCGTATTAATCGCATCCAGAGAAACTAAAGGGGCCATTCCCGGTAGTTACAGTGCAGTTATTGATATGCCGAGTGGCAGGGGAAGCGTCACTCTGGAGTTTAAGATTTTCCAGAAAGGCAATCAGGGGGCAGGCAATATCACCGACTGTACGGTGATTGTGACCAAAAAAGCCGCTTCCGGCATCAGTATTCGTTGACATATTTATAACCCCAATAAAGGGCGTCAGGAATGACGCCTTTTTTATTGCAGAAAAGCGAGAGGTAATTATGCGTAAAGTTTGTGCAGCAATTTTGTCCGCAGCCATTTGTCTGGCCGTATCCGGTGCGCCTGCATGGGCGTCTGAACATCAGTCCACGCTGAGCGCGGGGTATCTTCATGCCTCGACGAACGTTCCCGGCAGTGATGATCTGAACGGGATTAACGTGAAATACCGTTATGAGTTTACGGACACACTGGGGCTGGAGACGTCGTTCAGCTATGCAGGAGACAAGAATCGCCAGCTGACCCGTTACAGCGATACCCGCTGGCATGAAGATTCCGTTCGTAACCGCTGGTTCAGCGTAATGGCGGGGCCGTCTGTGCGC